TGGCACTCATTAATAAGGCGACGCCAATCGGGATAATAACGTTTAGTGAGTTTAGCGAGAACTTTATCTTCATACTTGATCTGCTCATGATCCAAGATAGTTTTCAAGCGAGTGAAGAACTCACCTTGAAGTTGAACTGCTTGCTCAGGTTTGATCCTAAAATCAACAACCGTACAACGTGAGTGCAACGGTTCAATGATCTTATTGATAAAGTTGCAGGTGAAGATGAAACGACAGTTGCCATGGAACTCCTCCACAGCGGTCCTGAGGGACAGTTGAACGTCGTTAGTGGTGTTGTCTGCCTCATCAATGATGACGACCTTGTGGGCGGCACCAGAGGTCAGAGAGACGGTTGTGGCAAACTGACGTACACGATTGCGTACAGTATCAAGGAAACGACCTTCGTCAGATCCATTGATAACAATGTAAGAGGCACCAATCTCTTCACACATAGCTTTGGCAATAGTTGTCTTACCAACACCTGCCGTGCCTGTCAGTAGAAGATTAGGAAGTTCTCCTTGATTAACAAACCCCTGAAACACCTCACGAATATTATCAGGGAGAATGCAATCTTCTACAATGTTTGGGCGGTATTTCTCCACCCACAAAAATTCATTACTCAAGGTTCAAGTGCGATGTAATAGGTCAAGTCAACGTTAGCGTTAGTCCACTCAGAAATCAAGTGCTTAGACACTTTAACAGAGTAGTCACCAGGGAGAACACGAATGTTTTCAATCTTGAGATCAAGAGAATAGGTGCCAGTAGTGCAACCTGCCACGGTGAGATCATAAGTATTACTGGTATCATTTTCCTTGTCCCTAAGGATAAGTTTGATTTCGTTAGATCCTTCTTCCGAATAGAAAGTAAGATCAGGTAGACTGTAAACAGCAGATGCTTTTTGTAGTGCAACCAAATCATCTTCAGAAAGAGTGAATTGGATATCTGCTCCTGGAAAATTTACATTCTTTTCTGGCGCACTCTTGAGCGTAATCTCAGGATCCGAGAAATAGTATTTTGCAGAAGTGCGCCCCCCGCGAATGCTAACAAAATCGTTAGAGGTGAACTCCAACTGAGGATCGTTAAACAAGCTGATACCGCTAAGAAACTGACTGAGATCATAAATTGCGAAGTCAGAAGGAAAGACTTCTTCGCCAGTAAACTTTGCGAGGATGTTCTCGGCATTTGAAATTGTTCTGACTGTAGACCCCTGGCGGAATACGATGGAGGAATTAATCGTGCTGAAGTTCTTAAGGACATCAAGTGTTTTTTTAGATAGGATAACTTTGCTCATTGCGGGTAGGATTCAGTGATAGCGGACTTGTCTGAGAAGTGAAGAAGGAGAAGACCGTAGTGCAGGATCTTGATAATGTCCCGACGAGCAGTGCCCTTCTTATCATAGCGTGAAGCATACTTCAGGATGTTGCTTCGGCAGAATGCTTCAGCGTCACCACATGCTTCAATCAAGTCTAACGTTTGGATGGCATCGTTGCCAGCAGAGTAGTGTTGTCCATAGGTTCCAGTAATGTAATCACGTAGCTCTTGGAGTAGAGCATCTTCATTATATTTAAAACTCATCGTTCCCAAATATATTCAATATTATCATGGTAGCATTTAAAAACCTTTCCGTCAATCCCCTGCATATAAAGTTCAAGACCATCGCCACCAACGATCTTAGCAGTGCGAGACTGGGTGCCCCGTAGAACTACGAGACGACCCAGATACCCATGGAATTTCTCAAGCATCGGCATTTGCTTCTTCCTCCTCAGTGTTAACATCAGCATCAATCTTATCATACAGTTCAACAAATGACTGCTTAGTTTCTTCATCAAAGCGATTGACACAAACCTTGATTGCCTTCATACGATTGTCCCAGATAGCATAGGCACGAACAATATGAACAAGACGACGGGTGGAAATAACCTCATCAATACCTCCATCTTTAAAAGTTTTACGAATGATATCTGCCCAGTTTGCAAGATTGGTGCAGAACTCTTCATCGTGTTTGCCAAGTGATGCAGCAACACGAAGAAGGATTTTAGTTTCAGTAGCAGGAGTAGGATACTCTTGCTCAAAAGTGAGAGCGAAACGCTCAAGGAATGCTTCGTTAAGCACGTTGGTTCCAATGAACCGACCATCATCAGAACCCTTGCCCTTGGTGTTGGCAGTAGCAATGATGTTGAAACCTTTAGCAGGTTGAACGTAGCGACCAGTCTTCTTCAGGAAAATACCCTTACCTTCCAGCACAGACTGAAGACACAAGATCTTGTTAGAAGCAAGGTCCACTTCATCTAGAAGCAGCACAGCTCCCCTCTCAAGAGCTTCCACCACGGGTCCGTTATGCCAAACAGTGTTGCCATCAACAAGACGAAACCCACCAATAAGATCATCCTCGTCGGTTTCAATGGTAATGTTAACGCGAATCAACTCCCTATTTAGAGCAGCACATGCTTGCTCAACAGAGAAAGTCTTACCGTTACCAGAGAGACCAGTGATGAAAGTCGGGTAGAAGATACCAGACTGAATGATTTTCTTCACGTCAGTGAAGTTACCAAAAGGCACATAGTTGTCGTCCTTGGAAGGAACGAGGTCTTGCTCAACAGCAGGAGCAGCAGCAGGTGCTTGATAAGTCTTCTCAAGTTTTTCCTGAACAGTCAGGTTCCACTTACCGATACCTTGCTTGTAATCTTTAAGACGCTTCTTGACAGTAGCGAGAGAACAGTTGAAGTGCTCAGATGCTTCAAACAGTTGCTTGGTGTTGACCTCAGTACCGCACTTGTCGGTAAGGTAAGAAACGAGATCGTCAGTTGAAACGGGAACGGGAGCGAAAGGCATTGGTCTTTTGTTTTGTATGAATATAGTATAAGGGTTATGGGTGCCTTGTGGGACACCCATGGACCAGTTTGTCAACTGACATACTCAATGAATGAGTTGAGCAGTTTTTTGTTGGTGGACTTGCTACCGAGCATCTTCTTAAATGCACGAGAGATCTCTCCCTTCTTAGCACCAGACTCAACGTTGAACTCAGTTGATTGATTCAAAGAGTTATTAGAGATTGCATAAAGAGCTGTGAATGCTTTTGTATTAGAAATGATAGCAGACTTCTCTTTCTTCCATTGCTTTTGAATAGCACCGTATCCTTCGTAAGATGCATACTTACCAACAAAACTTTGGAGTTGACTGCCAGCAAGAATACGGAAACCGATTACATTTACTTCAGGGTGACGATCACGCAATTGTTGAATGAAAGTGTTAGTTACATTGTCATATTCAAATTGTGAATAGGTGCGACCAGTCTTACGATCACGAAGAACTTGATACCAATCAATGCGACGAGGCACAACACGATACTCATCTTTGTGATCTACATAGATCTCATGACCATATCCTGCAGAGCAACCTTCTCCATCAGACAGGATGCAGAGGTTAACTTTCTGCAAATCATTCTTTTGTTTGAAGTCAGGAATGATGTAGTTCATCATGACAATTGCTTCATTCAAAGGAGTTCCAGAAAGTTGGCAACCAAGAGTCTGAGAGTAACTAGAATATTGTGTGTAGATAGAAGCTTCACGGAACAAGTTCTTACACATACGCTCATAGTCACGAGCATTAGAACGAGAAGAAACAAAGTTCATCAAGTGAAAACGTCCTTCATGCAAGTAGATTTCATTCTTAGTCAGACCAGGATATGAATAGTCTTCATAACTAGTATCACCTGACATAGCACGTTCTGCTAGTGTCCACTCGTTAGTGAATGCATAAACTTCAAATGGAATCTGAACTTTCTTGCAGAATGCAGTCAGGTTCAGAACTTGCTTGACAGTTGCCATCAATTCATACTGCATAGAACCAGACCAGTCAAGAAGAAACAGGAGACCATGGTTCTTGCCATCAGGCAACACAGTTATTTTCTTGAAGATGTCTTCGTTATAGCGATAAGTATGTAACTTTGAAGTATCAAGCACACCAGTCTTAGATTGACCAGCACGAGCGTAAGCGTCAGCAGACTTACGGCACTCAAACTCTTTGACAAGATAATTAACCTCCTTCTGAGATTCCTTACGGAATTCGTAGTATTGATTGTCAACAACTTCATACCTTTCAGGTTCTTGTGCCTGAACATCAATCCAATTGTGAAGTTTTGTCCAATCAACGATATAGTTATCTAGGTTAACTTTGTTAGGAATCTCAACATAAATTGGATTACGACCAGAAGATCTAGAAGAAAGTTTCTGAGCAGCATCATCAAACGAACGCTGAGTTTCAGAAGTTTCTCCACCATCAAAGTTAGGATCATCATCCATAAGGTTTCCGTCTTCATCATACCAGTCGTCAGTAACGTTCTCTAGTTCTGCGCCTGAAGATGATGCACCACCTGCAGATTGAGTGTTAGGTTGATCAGTCTCCTCGCTAGACTGTTCCTCAGTTTGCTGCTCAGATTGTTCGCCAACGGTGCTTTCAGTTTCACCCTGTTCTTGAGGTTGCTGAGCAGGCATCTCTGCTACCGTCTCAGTTTGATTGCTGAAGTTAAACACATCCTCAGCGATGTTAAGGACTTCTTCAAAAGTCTCAGCAAGATCAGTACGAGCAACAAACACCTTCTCTTCAATAGAGAAAGGAATCAAGGCACTAGCTCCAATCTTGAAATGCAAGTTGATACGATCAATCAAACTAAAAGTGCTGAGATCTTCATCAAGGATGCTGAAGAAATCCATGTCATTCAATTCTTTGTAACCACCAGCAAA